AAATTCGAAAATGGAAGCCGCAGAAGGGCGACTCGGCAGAGTACAAAGAGGAAATGCGTAGACTTCAAAAAGATTATGCTCTCCCTTACGAGATTATCGAGGAAGATGAAGAATACGAAGAAGAATTTTAGAAAGGAGGGATAATCTATGGCAGATGGTACAGTCACCATTAAGGCGTTATTCGATGGTAAGGACGCTGAAAGTGGGGCTAAACGTATCAAAGGGGCGTTAGAGGGCTTGAAAGGTTCAGCTGGTAAGGTTGGTTCGGTCTTCAAGTCTGTTCTCGGTGCTAACTTAATCGGTGGTGCTATCATGGGCGGTATTAGTGCTCTTGGTAACGGCATGAAGTCGATGGTTGGTGATCTTAACAGCTCAACCAAAGCATGGAAGACCTTTGAAGGTAACATGCAACAAATCAACATGCCTACCGACCAGATTAAGCAAGTTAAGGGCGAGTTGCAGGACTTTGCGACTAAAACAATCTATTCAGCGTCCGACATGGCCAGCACTTACTCACAGTTAGCAGCGGTTGGAACGAAGAATACAACCGAGCTTGTTAAGGGCTTTGGTGGTCTTGCGGCGGCAGCAGAGAATCCTCAACAAGCCATGAAGACCTTGAGCCAACAAGCTACCCAAATGGCAGCTAAGCCTAAAGTTCAATGGCAAGACTTCAAACTCATGCTAGAGCAAACGCCTGCCGGTATTGCGGCGATTGCGAAAGAAATGGGCATGAGTACCGCTGAAATGGTCCAAGCAGTCCAGGACGGCAAGATTAAGACTGAGGACTTCTTCGACGCTATCGCAAAGGTCGGGAATAACGACACTTTCAGTAAGATGGCCACCGAATTTAAGACTGTTGACCAAGCTATCGACGGTATGAAAGAGTCGTTAGCTAATAAACTAATGCCACAATTTGAAAAACTCAATCAAATTGGCATTAAGGCAGTCGTTGGGCTTACGGATGCATTAGAAAGAGTTGATATCAATGGCATTGCTGACAAGATTGGCAGTGGATTGCAGTCTCTTTGGAAAGGCTTCTCAAATACGGGAGCTTTGAAGAATCTAGGCGCGACCTTCACTTACATCTCAAGCTCAATCAAGCAGTTGTTTAGCAAGATTGATGGAAGCAAGCTCATGCAGGGCATTGGCTCGGTGTTCGGTGACATTGCAAACGGCATTTCACAAGCCTTGAATATTGCCACTACATCGGTTAGAAGTTTCATCAGCTCATTTGCTGACACTGGAGCATTTCAGTCGTTCAAGGCAGCAGTGCAAGATACATGGAACGCCCTAAAAACCATTGGATCATCACTTGGTGAAGTTTTAGGCAGTTCAGAGATGCAATCTATCATATCTGGTATTGCATCAGGCATTGGAACGCTTGTTAACTGGATTTCTCAAGGGATTTCAGCGATTTCTAAATTTATCAGTAGCCTCCCTAAAGGTGTCCTAAATGGTGTCACTAGTGGGATTCTTGCAATGGTAGCAGCGTTTATGACTGCCAAAGCTGGTATTTCAGCGGTAGGTGTTGCATTGAAAGGTTTGGACTTCATCAAGAGTCTAAACCCATTCAAGAAATTCGGAGAGGACGCTGCAGAAGGAACAGAGCAAGCCGCTAATAGTGCGAGACGTTCTAAGTCAACTATTACTCAGCTATTTAGTGGGATATCCAATGTTATCAAGTCGTCTGGTAATGCAATCAAAGGAATCTTGACAGCTATATTCAAAGGTATTGCTGAAACTTACAAAGGTTTCGGGCAAGGAATGAAATATGTTTTACAAGGCCTTAAAGGATTGAATCCAGCAACATTGCTTTCGTTCGGTGCTGCTGTAGCCGTTGCCGCAGTCGGTATCGGTGCAGGGATTGCATTGATTGTTGCTTCATTCTCACTATTAGCGAGCCATGCTAGTGGCGTTTCGCAAATCATTGGCTCTATCGGTTCAGCGTTCGGGACTGTTGTCGAATCGATTGGTAAAGCAGCAGGAACTATCATTGAAGCATTCGGGACTGCTTTCGGTATTGTTGTTAAAGCAGTCGGTGAAGCAGCACCAGGACTCGCCAAGCTTTCACCACTTGTTGAAGCTATCGGCACTGCTCTAGGCAATGCAGCTCCAGCTATTACAGCGTTTGGGAATGCTTGGACTTCTATTTTAGGAACGCTTCCAGCCATCATTGACGCTTTTAGTGGTTTGGCTACCGCTCTAGGTTCTGCGATTAGCCAGATAGTTACAGCAGTAACTCCGATTGTTCAAATTATCGGAAATACTATCACGGCAGTAACTCAGATTATTGCAAATGCTATCGTGGCAATCGCACCAGTGATCGCGAATTGCATTGTCCAAGTTGCTCAAGTAATCGGTCAATTCGGGCCACAGATTGCAATGGTTTTGCAAGTAATTGTCCAAGCCATTCAAGCAACGGCACCAGTCATTGTGACATTGATTCAAGGGATTGTGACAGTTGTTCAAACTCTTGCACCTATTATCAGCCAAATCATTTCAGCAATTGTTACAGCAATCACTCAAATTGTGCCTATTATCACAGCTATTGGTGGTGTGATTAGTGCTGCATTCAGTGGCATTGCATCGGTTGTGTCAGCGGCAGGAATGGCAATCGCTACGGCTGCTATGGGTATCGGTACGGCTATTAGTACGGCCCTAAGTGGTGTTTCTGGTGTCATTTCCGCTGCCGGTTCAGCCATTGGTGCAGCCTTGCAGGGTATTGCTAGCGTGGTTCAGTCGGTTGGGACTTCTATCGGTACAGCGGCTCAAGGTATCGGAAACGGTATCAAATCAGCGTTTGAAGGTATTTCAAGCGTAATCACCTCAGTCGGCAGTGCAATTAGTAGTGTATTGAATAGCTTGGCTAATGTGTTCAACTCAATCGGTACCGCAGCTCAAAAAGCGGGGTCTGGATTCAATCAGCTTGCTAACGGTGTTGTTAAGATTACCAACACAAACCTAGGAGACATGGCTGCATCTCTTGCAGCGGTTGCTAAAGGTGTTGGGTCAATCGGGAACAACTCAGCAGGGCTTGCTCAAGCTGGTACTGGTATGGCCAATCTTGGTAATGGTATGAGTAAGGTGTCTAGTTCAGCGTCTAGCGCTGTATCTGGTTTGACATCATTCTCTAGCACAATTACAAGTATTCAATCGTCATTCACTAACTTACAATCACTACTCACTACAGCAGGGACTGCATTCAGTACATTCTCAAATCAAGCTAGTCAATCGCTAGCTGGCTTAACGGCTATTGTAGCCCCTATCACGGCATTTAGAACACAAATCATGACACTAGCACCAGCCTTGATGGTTGCTGCGGCTGGTTTAACTCAGTTCAGTACAGTTTCAATGACATTGACTGCTAGCATGACTTCTATCAGCTCAAGCATGACTATGTTAACTACTAGCTTAACTATGTTAGCTACTCAGTTAACTATGATCACTACGAGCATGACCATGATGGCTACTAGCTCAACTATGCTAGGTACTAGCTTAACGCTCATTGGTACGCAATTCATGATGATTGGTACTTCATTGACCATGCTAAACACTCAATTCATGATGTTTGCCACTAGCTTGATGCAAATGACATCACAGCTCATGATGGCAGGGTCAGCGGTTACTATGTTTGGTGCTCAACTCATGACTGCTCAGACTGGTTTCAGCATGGTTTCCATGATGGCTACTATGGTATCTAGTCAGCTTGCTATGCTTGCTAGCTCAGCCCAAATGGCTGGCGCTGGCCTGGCAGTCGTAAGTGGTCAAGTCATGATGTTAGCGAGTGTATTCGCAACCGTAGGAGCCGCAGCTATGACTTTACAAGCTACAATGATGTCACTAGGTATGGCAGTAAGTGCAGGTATGATGTCAGCGGTCCAAGCGGTAACGTCTGGGTCTATGCAAATGACTGCAGCACTACGCTCTAGTGGTATGCAAATGGTCGCTAGCACACAAGCGTTCATGAATCAGATTGTCTCAGCGGTTAGAAACGGTATGAACCAAGTCGTTGCTGCAGTTAGAACAGGCGGCGCTCAAATGGTTTCGGCCATGAAGTCTAGTGGACAGCAATTAGTTGCAGTTACTCAAGCAGCGGTTAACCAAGCCGCAGCCGCAGCTAGAGCCGGTTACGGAGCCTTTTTCTCAGCCGGTGCCTATATGGGTCAAGGTCTTGCCGCTGGTCTGATGTCAGCTCTTGGAGCAGTTACAGCAGCAGCCAATGCCTTGGTAGCACAAGCGGAAAGAGCAGCTCAAGCCAAAGCCAAAATCCATTCACCATCTCACTTATTCCGTGACCAAGTTGGTTGGTATATTGGTCTTGGTATTGCTCGAGGAATCGACGAATCAGCCCCAGAGGTAGCTAATAGCCTTGATTTTATCCGTGACCAAGTCAACGGATTCAACGTTCGAGCTAACGCAATGCTTACGGGTGCCACTTCAAACATGGCTAGTCAGCTCAAGATGGAAGTCTTGCGAGATAAAACCCCAGACGCTGCGATTTCAGCACGTCAAGAAGCGTATGCTGCACATTCAGCAGGCTTGCTTAGCGATGTGATTGACGCTCTTGGAGAGCTTAAAGACCAAGTGGCACAAGGTCAAAACATGGTGTTAGACACTGGTGCTCTAGTTGGTGGCACAGTTAACAATTTCAACAGTGCTATCGATACGATTAAAACTTTGAAAGGACGACACAGATTATGATTACTAAAATTAAAGAATATATCACGTTCGGCGATTTTAACAGTCGGGACTCTGGGTGGTACTTGCAGAAACGTGAAGCACCAACACCGAGCGAGAAAGAAATCGTTGAGTCAATACCCTTTATGCAGGGGGTGCTTGACTTTTCTAGCGTTTTAGGGGAGCGTGTCTTTGAGCCTCGTGAAATTACTTATGAATTTAAGCTACCATTCACGGAATATGAAGGGCGAAAGGTCGCAGAACGTAGAATTAAATCTCAAATGGTGACTAAAACGGAAAGAAAACTATTCGATACTCACGATAGGCGTTATTATTGGATGGGCAAGATTAAGAGCGTTAAAGTTGCGGACGACCCAATCAGAAAGAATCTGGTTGCTACTATCGTGTTCAAGTGCTATCCGTTCGCATTCCATGAGAACGAATACTTCGATGATGTTTGGGACACGTTTGATTTTGAAAATGATGATTCAACATGGACTAAGTGGCAACTTGGCTATACACGTTCAGAAAAAACAATCTATTTCGTCAATTCTGGTGATACAGCTATCAGTCCAGTCATCTATTGCGATGAAGATATTACTTTGACCGATTCAGAGGGGGTTATTTACAACCTCAAGAGAGGTGAAAATAGGGAGTTCGCATTGACACTTTATCAAGGAATTAATTACTTTAAAGCCAAAGGCAACGGCACAATCGCCATGCATTTCAATAATGAGGTGATGGCATGAGTGCAAGCGGTAAAATCGAAGTATTTAACATTAGCCACACGGGCTACGCTGTCAAGGTATCAAATCTCAGTAATGATACTGGTATCAAAGGGGTATTGTTCCCGACGTGGAGCAGGAAAACAAACTACTCGCCTAGTGCTGGAAAAGTTATCGACCAGGATGACATCATTTGGTATGACGGCGTTGAATGGGGCGGTAACTGGTACTGTACTGTTAACGTCTCAGACCATAACGACGAGCGAGGTGAGTTTTTTACGCATGTCTATGTGTATGACAATAACGGGCAACTCGTCGGAGTTGGCGGGGAGAAAATCGTCGTTCCAGAACCGCCCGAAACCGCTAAGCAAAAAGGCGGGTATGCTGTTTACTGGTGGACTGATTTCAACGCTAGACGATGGGACAAGCTCAATCGCACAACGAATGGGCGCAAGACGATTCATGACCCATACAGTCCAAGGGGTGGTACGGTTATCGTTGGTGAAATCAACCAAGCTCTCAATACGATTCATGAGTTCTCTTTTGCAGTTCCGTTTACTCACCCGCTTTACAACAAAATGGTGCCGTTCAAATCTATCGTCGAAGTAGTTAATCTCTACGACGGAAAGGTCGAGTTTGTAGGCAGAGTTTTGACGTCAACCAATGAAATGACAACGGACGGATTCGCTCAAAAAGTGACCTGCGAGGATTTCCTTTCATTCTTGCATGATTCTGCCCAGTGGTTCCAGAAATTGCCAAACCAAGGAGCAGCACCTTACTTAACTGAAATTTTAAGGGTAGCTAATGGCGAGGTTGAGGACTACAAGCGCATTAATCTTGGTACTTGCACGGTTAACAGTAGGACGGACAAACCTTGGCGTTACCTTGGATATGAAAGCACTTGGGACTGTGTCCGAGAGCGTATCATTAACAACATCGGTGGTTATTTGACCATTTACGAGCGAAATACTCGCTTACATGTCGATTGGACCGCTCAAATCGGAGAAACCAAGAAATCGCCCCTTCAAATTGGAAAGAACATCAAATCTGCCAGTCGGACACTCGATTTTGATGGTTTGGCTACTCAAATCATGCCAATCGGGGCTGATATTCAAAAGGAACATCCAGACGAGGACCAAAGCCCAGACGTTACCAGAGAACAGTTGACTATTTGGCACGTTAACAACAACAGTGCATATTTAGTGGATGAAGATTTGATGAAAGAGTTTGGTGTTATTCGTAAAGCTGTTATCTGGACGGAGATTGATGACCCCAAAGTCCTTTTAGCCCGTGGTAAGCAGTATTTGAGAAACCAAAAAATTGCACTCGCAAAATGGACGATTTCAGCGGTAGAGCGTTATCTGATTGATAACCGATATGACAAATTTGAAATCGGGAATAAACACCCGATTATCAATGCACCCTTGAGCGGTATTGAAACGTTGCAAATTTTAGAGAAAAAAATCGATATCCTAAACCCACAGAGCGTTGATCTAACCATCGGTTCACAATCTCAATCGATCGCAGCATATCAATTGCAGTTGCAAGAAGCTGAAAACTCAATCGAACGTGTTAAACAGAACACATCAACTGCTAACAAAGAGAAACGCTTGAAGGCTCTACAAAGTCAACTTGTAGCACTTAAGAACAAACCTAGCTCAGCACCAACGCCACCAACAGCGCCTAATCCACCTAGTCCAAACGCATCAGCGGACGAACTTGCGGCTTATGATAAGCAGTACGCTGATTATCTAACCGCTAAGTCTAACTATGATAACCAGTTAGCATCGTTCAATATGGACGAACAGGAACGGAATAGGACAATCAAGGATGTAGAAGCTGAAATTGCTAGATTGCAACAAGAATTAAATGGAGGTAATTAAACATGCCAGAAATCGAAGCAGAGGGACGTTTGAACCTCTACGATGATGTCACGCCTTTAGAAAACACTAAGAATATTAGTGTTTTGACTAAGGCAATTCGTAAGAAGACAAGAGGGGCAGACGTTCGAGAAGCCATTGCCAAAGCCATCGAAACGACTTATGCAGACGGTGCCACTAATGGCAACACTAACATGGAAGTTATCAAGGCCCGTGGACTTGCTGGCAACCTTGATGACCGTCTCAGCACTATTGAGAACACGCTAAATGGAAAGGCGAGTGCTGATTTTGTTGAAAAGAAATTTAACAAAATTGAATCCAATGCCCCTAAGGCTGTTCTTAATTCGCTATCTGAAATCAGTAGCACTTATCCAAACGGTGCAAATGGTATCGTTGTAGCCAAAGATACGGGCAAATGGTACTACTACGACGAAGGAGCTCGCTCTTGGAAAGAGGGTGGAGTCTATCAGTCTAGGGGGCTTGGTGGTAACGAAGTTACCGCTGACAACATCGACTTTGCTCAAGGTATCAAGCAAATGCTTACTGACCGAATCACAGGTACATTCTGGGTAGAAAATAACGGTAAGATTATCAATGACAGTAATAATGGTTGGAGCCGCTATCTGCCAGTAAATCTATACAAGGGCAAGACTTATTACATTGTCGGTGTTCGTGGGGTGCTGTCTTATGTGACATCAGTGGACGGTAGCCGTGTGATTAAAAAGCTAGCAAACAACGATACAGTGGTTACAACAGAATACACACCAACGGAGGACTCGATTCTGTATGTATGTACTCAAAATAGCGACGCTAAGCCTAAAGTTTTCAATGCATCAGTGGCAGAAATTGCAGCCGCTAACGTTGACATGAACAATCTTCCAGACGGCTATATCTCGCTTAAAATCCCTAAATTGTCGGTTGATGTCAAAGCTACTGACCTTGATTTCGTAACAGAAATTAAGCAACTCATTGATGAAAATACTTTTGTCCGTAGCAAGTATTACAATGGTGGCCCTAAAACGACTGGAGATGAGCCAACTTGGGGCATCTACCCACCCATTTTTCTTGAAAAAGGCAAAAAGTACGGTCTGAAGGATGTTCGAGGAATCTTCACTTACTTTTTCAGCATTGATAATCGCAAATTGAAGCAGTTTGCAACAAGAGACGACTTGATTAGTGAAGACTTCACACCGTCTGAAAATGGCTATCTGTTAATCACTCGACGACTTGCTGACCCACAATCGAAACTCATTCAAGGTGGACTAGCGGCAGGCTCTAAATTGCCTAATCTTAACTATGGGTCAACCGTCCTCGAAAGTAACACACCTATCGCATTTCCTAAACTCAAAAATGAATACACCATCAAAAAATCAGCCGGGGATTTCAGCACGCTAACAGAAGCTATCAAAGCATTGGGTTCGGGTAGTGCTGACAATCCTATTACCTTGTATATACATTCTGGTGAGTATGATGTATTGCAAGAATTGGGCGGTGACAACTTCCTTCGTGAAGTTGAAAATAACGGGTCTGAACGTCAAGGAATTGAAGTGCCAGACTACGTTAATATCATTGGTGTCGGTGATGTCCGTCTTAAAATGGATGTTCCAGACAGCAAAACAACCCAAAACACTTCTAAACGTATCAGCGTTTTAAATGCTTGGCGACACAACACAATCAAGAATATCAAGATCACTGTCCGAAACACTCGCTATGCTGTCCATGATGAGACTAATAATCAGTACAGTAACAACGATATGAAATATATTGATTGCTACTTTGAACATCTTGGGAACAAGGCGGGCGTTTGGGACTCAACACAAGCTTATGCTGCCGGTATGGGTTCGGGTGGTAGTTACCACTTTGAGAACTGCACCTTTAAATCAACAACATTGCCATTCTCAATGCACGATAATTTCAACGTTGAATCTAACCGTGTGAAGATTTCAAAATGTACGTTTATCACTGGTAGCGGTGAGGATGCTATCCGTTTCGGTTCTTACGGTACTGGTGCTAAAAAATCAGTCGTAACTATCGAGAACTGTAACATCGACAAAACAGTTAAGTCATTTGAGGAACAGAACGGTTCACGTCACGGCAACCACTTCTTGATTTCTGGTGGCGGTAACACTGTAGTGCCTTATGTAACTATCAATAGTGCAGGGCGAAAGGAACGTATCGAATTTGCGGATGAAGTCAGAACGTTGAAAAATACCAGTCAGACTAGAATCACAGTCGGTACGCCGGTCAAATTGGTCGGTAATTCCGTACAACCATTGGGGGCTAATGAGCCATGGTTGTTCTATGGTGTGTCACTCGACGATATCGAGCCAAACGCTACGGGAGTGATTAAGTACGCTGGGTACATTGCAAAAGAAGACACTGGCATCGGTTCACTGTCGACGGGGCAACGCATTGGCTTGGTTGATGGTCGTATGGCATCGGTGGATTCTAACGACTTCATCGCTTATGCCACAGACGGCAACAATATTCTTTTGAAATAGTTTTTAAAAAATGGGGGTTAAATAATATGTTAAGGAGTGTTAAATGCACAGCAAACCAGACGGAATCTTCGGAGTATTCGACGTAGTCCGAGATTTCTATGAGCACGGTATCGATGAGCATTTATGGGTATTCTTGCTAATGATTATCATTTTTAGCGACATCGTTATCGGAGTGTCTAGAGCGTGGGCTGCTCATGAGTTTTCAAGCTCTAAATTTCGTAAAGGGCTAGTCAGTCACACGGCCATGATTACGTTTGTAGCCATATTCTATCCGTTCGCAGTTTTTATGAATCTAGGAGGTGTACTAGATACATTTATCTTTGCCATGATTGCCGCTTACGGCTCTAGCATTTTGGCTAGTCTATCAGCGTTAGGGGTGGAAATCCCTTATATCGACAAATACATTAAGAAAAACATTGATAAAGATAAATTCTTTCTCAATGAAGAAAAAGGAGAAAAAGAAAATGATTAACTTTAAACTACGTTTGCAAAACAAAGCTACTCTC